CGTGAAGTGAAGTGGTTTGAGCGTATAATAAGACAGATACCTCGTGCCGCGATGTCAAGAAATGTTATCAAAGAATGCATACCCGCTAAAGGGAAACCAATGTTTGATAAATTCTTGAGTACGCTGGAGGATGGTATGGTTCTTAAGAAACGTTTAAATCGTGGAACATACATGGATCTCCTCGCCATAAAATTTGCGATTGATTTGGTTATTACCAAACATCCTGAGTTTGCGGCTGAGAAAGGAAAGTCAATTAAACAAAAGTTAATCGGTATGTTTGCAAAGAACACAAGTGCCCAAAGCGTTATGGATTCTATTAATCGTATGATCGAAAACGCTAATTTGGGACGTAAGGTTGAATGCAAAGTTGATATCGCTCAACAATTAGTTTATATTGAATGGCTAGAATCAGACGCGAACTTCCTTGCGGCGGTTGAAGGCGCCTTACGTTATTTTGAAAAGGCAGATTCTAAATTATATGAACCTGTTATTAAACAAAATAAACGTGTTACTGGATTTGTGCAAGCAACGATTGTGCCTAAAGGACGGTCAGGTTTAGGTTTAGACTCTTCAAATACCTCTACATCTTCTGATGAAGAGAGTCTTGATGCTCCAACCACAATTACCCTGCCCGTTCGCGGAGAATCGAGTGCTTCTTCCAGCCCGTCACCGTCGTCACATGCTAGTGCGGAGGAAAAGGACTCCGCGAAAGACGAACCCTCTTTGACTAGAGAGGAGTTGATCCCCACAATCTGTGCAGCTCGTTTGGATGTAGTTGAGTGGAGACGTAAAGATGCAGAATTAGTTCTCATTGGTAACCGTCAACTTTTACATGATAGTAATGATTATTTAACATATGGTCAGTGGATTATGACTCGTAATTTAGAAGTCGGAAATACAGGAATTGTACATGAGTATTGTGTCGATTCAGACATGTTGTACTCATATGAGTTTTCCAATGGTGTCCGCATTACGCTTAGATCACCTGAATTTTTATCCGTACGTAGCGAACGCGTATCAAAGTATTTCCACCCTTACGATAAGTTTAAAGGTATGGGTGCTATTCTTGAGAATCGTCAGGCTCTAAGTGAGCTTGCGAATGCACGTGTTATAAGTGAGTACGTTAAAGGTTTGTTAGATAGTTACACTGTCTATTATAAGAAAAATGAGGTTCACGTCTATAATCTTTATTACGTAAACGGGCTCAGATTATGTTTAATTTCAAAGCAAGCTGGGTGGTTTGTCCCATATATGGCTGTTGCTAACGATGCTGAAGTAGGCATGGAGTTTGAGGATGCGAAATTAAAATTCAAGGTTCTTGCGGTTGAGAGAATATCTCCTGAGAAGTTCGTAGAATTTTATGTTAAATCGTTACCCGATTCTATTTTTAAAGATAGAACTCATGCACCAATGTACGTTATTGAAAGTCACAGACAACAAAAATCTGTGCCATACTCTAACGACAGACTTAAGGATATGTTAGCCGTACCCACATATTTGTACGATAACTTCTCTAATTGGGAAGATACTGAGTCAATCAGAGCCGCCAAGAAAGCTATGGAAGAGCTTGTTAGTAAGTTACCAGCACCTCCCGTTGAAGGAGAAGTGCATCCTACTACTGCTGTTAGTACGTCTAGTAGCGTTCCTCCTATTGGGAATCTACCTTCGTTTCCAGCAGCGGGAGCCTCGAATAGCGCCCCATCGGGCTCTAGCGGGACTCCCTTCATCGTATCTACCAATGAAACCCCCGCTGTATCAGAAGTTCCTATCGTCAGAGATAGCGTACATGAAGCAGTGGCGGTGGCAGAGGCCTCAAGATCGGTCGAGGTGGCAGGACGCAGAGTTGCTGAGAATGAGCAAGATCCCTCACAAGGGGAGACGACAAGCGGGGTCAACGTTACGTCGACAAGATTAGAAAGGAGTGATATTGAAGAAGTTAGAAGAACTCCTGATCAAATAGCGG